CGTCTACTACAATGTTAATGTTAAATGACTTTTTGACTAACCCCTAATGACCAACGAAATTAGTCAAAAAGGAGAAAGAAACGATGGAAAACATTAAACTTCCTATTGCTCTTGTTGCAGCTATGGCTGTACAGCTTGCGGGTGGAGTATGGTGGGTGTCTCAACAGGCATCTACTATTGCAGGCTTAGAGGAGACTGTCAGTCAGCTTGGCTCACGTATGGCTATTGAGGACAACATTAACCTCAAGCGTGACGTTGAAAGCAATGGCGTAGAGATACAATACGTATGGGATGATGTAGAGGAGCTATGGGATGAGCTTGCCTCTATGACATTAGCTATCAATGAGATCAATAAACTCAAGCAACGCATAGCCGTTATGGAAAGTGAGCTTCGGTACATCAACCGTGACCATAGAGATATGGCAAAGTAAGATGATTGAAGTATTAGCTCTTGCAAGCGCAGTCAGTACAGTCGCTAATAGTATCAGTAGTGCAGTAAAGGCGGGTAAAGATGTAAACAGTCTTATGCCTGCTTTTGGTAAGCTTGCTAATCTTGAGGCAGAGATTGGTGTTGCAGAGAAGGGTAGACACAAAGGACCACTAGGCCGTTTAACATCTACAGAAGAAGAAGGCTTTGCAATTGCTCAAGCAAAGATGAAGCATAAAGAAGTTACAGATGAACTCCGATCTATATGCCAGTTGTACGGACCACCGGGTATGTGGGAGAGTGTAGTACATGAGCAAGCAAGAGCACGTAAGAGACGCAAGGATGCCCTTGAAGCTGAAGCTGCAAAGAGAGACAAGATTTTCTATGCACTTACAATAGTAGCCGCTATTGTTGTCTTTGCATTAGGTAGTGCAGGTCTAATCTGGGGCGCTGCAATACTAGCTCAAGAAGTAAGGTAGACTACACTAAGGCTTGACAAGTAAGCTAAAAACTGTTATAACTTAACAATCCTCTACTCAATAAATAGGTACTAAAGAGCATGGGTCAAACAACAATCACAAATGAAGAACTTGAAGCTATGCTTGATCGTGCGGCCCGTAAGGGTGCGAAGGAGGCATTGGCTTCTATTGGCTTGCTTGATGACTCTGCACAGAGAGACATAACTGAGATGCGCAGCCTGCTTGAGGCTTGGCGTGATACTCGTAAGTCTATCTGGAACACAGTAACTAAAGTAATGACAGTCTCTATACTCACCTTTATTGCAGGTGCAGTATGGATGAACTTAGATAAGTAAGGGTAAAGTATAATGGCAAGCATAGAAGACATCAAAGCTTTAGCAGACTTAGTATTTATATCCCAGAACACGGGTGTAGCAACAGCAGATCTGGACGCCGCATATCAGGCTGTAGGCCTGGAAACCAGCCAAGAAAACTCTTTTGCCTTTGTAGCAGCTAATGACCTACTAGCAGAGAATGGCTACAACGTAGGGGATAACAAGACTTTCTATGGAGGTAATACCCCTGAGGACGTTGGGGCCACATTGCTTTACGATAGATGGCAAGATGCACCTACTCAAGAAGAACTTGTAGAAGCAGGTCTTGATGAAATAGTTGTAACGAATAGTAGCGCAGGATCAAATGCTTGGCTTACTCAAGAGCTTGCAACTTTAGGCATTGATGCCTCTACAACAAGTGCTATAACAGGTAAAACTATAGAGCAAGCGGCTCAAGATAAAGTCAACACTGCTGCACTAGTAGCAACTAACCCTTACTGGGAACCTATTATAGAAAACGCAGGTTCCTTTGATGCAGCCGAGCTTGATATATTTGAGTGGGGTGACTTACCTAAAAAGAAAAAGCCTATAGTCCCTACACCTACTACACCTACTGCGCCTGCTGTAACCTCTTCGTCTAACACAGACATACTTAACTTAGGTCAAGGCGAGGTAGCTCCTGTACAAGCTGTACCTCAAGTAGTAACACAACAGGTAACACCTCCTAGCTACTACAACCAGCCTCAAATATCAGCAAATACATCTATCAGCAACGAAGAGGCAGGTACATTTAGTAAGCCTCTTCAGACTGCAGGCCTTAGCGCTGTACCTACTACTGCTACATATAAGACACACTACGCTGGTACACCTGGCTTGGTAGACCCTACTCTTGTAGCTCCAGTAGGCGGTGGCGTACAGCAAGTTATCTACGGTAATAACTTAGGACAGCAGCAAGTGGTAACTGAAGTAAATGGTAGCCCTACCACCTACGTACCGCCGGGGTTTGTTCGTAAGGGTACTCCTCAAGAAGTAGCACAAAAAGAAGCTACTGGCATGGCCCAAGGCGGTACTGTACGTGGTTATGCTGAGGGTGGGGATGTAGCACTAATCAAGCTAGCTCAAATGAATGGTATGCAAGGCGATGACATAGATACTGCACGTGCGTTTATGAATGCTTCAGAGGGACTACGTAACAAAGTCAAAGCTATGGGTGCTCTTATGGGAGGTGCTAAGGAGCCAGAGCCTGTATACGCTAGTGATGGTACATTTATAGAGGATCAAGCCCAGCGCACTCAGAACTTGATTACCCAGACTATGCAACCTACTCAAGCGCCTGTGTCCTACATTCAGCCAGTAGCTGCAGACTTTGTACCCGTAGACGCTGGACAAGCTACTCCTATTGCACCCTACGCAGAGGCAGCTACAGTTGGTACTGTACAACAAGCCAACCAACAAGTCACCCCTGTAGCACAGACCTACGATTTCACCCCAGCTTACTCACAGGTACAGGCTCAGACAGCTGGACTACAGCCTGCACAGGGTACAGTGTCTGCTCCCGCACAGGTAGCTGCACAACAACAAACTACTACAGCATTAACTGGTATGCAAGGCGCACAGGGTACAGCTACTGACGTTGTAGCCCCTGCGCCCAGAGAGATGCAGACAGGTGAACTCATTGACCCTGTAGCTGATGCGTCTAGTGCTGCTGCCTTTACTGAGCAAGTACAAGCTGCAACTGCAACGCCCAGCGCACAGGCTACTGTAGCAGGTCAACTAGAAGGTCTTATGCAGCAGTTCGAGGGTGGTGAAACACCTGCATGGGCTGCAGGCTCTATGCGTACAGCTATGGCTACACTCTCTGCTCGTGGCTTAGGTGCGTCTAGCCTTGCTGGTCAGGCTGTTATCCAAGCTACAATGGAAGCTGCACTACCTATCGCTCAGATGGACGCACAAGTACAGGCTCAGTTTGAGTCCCAGAACTTGACAAACCGTCAGCAACGTGCTATGCTCTCTGCACAACAACGTGCTACTTTCCTTGGCATGGAGTTTGACCAAGGCTTCCAAGCTCGTGTACAGAACTCAGCACGTATCGGTGACATAGCTAACATGAACTTCTCAGCGGAGCAGAACATAGCTCTTGAGAATGCACGTGCAGCTAACACGATGAACCTTAACAACCTGTCCAACCGTCAAGCTATGGTGATGGCTGAGGCTGCAGCTTTGTCTAACTTAGATATGGCTAACCTCAACAACCGTCAACAGGCTGCAGTACAGAACGCTCAAAGCTTCCTACAGATGGACATGGCTAACCTGTCTAACGAACAACAGACAGCTATCTTTAAGACGCAGCAGAACGTACAGGCTTTGTTCACAGATCAGGCTGCAGAGAACGCCGCTGCACAGTTCAACGCTACAAGCCAGAACCAGACAGATCAGTACTTTGCTAACCTACGTAGTCAGACTTCACAGTTCAACGCCTCACAGCAGAACGCTATGGATCAATTCAATGTTAACTCTGTGAATGCACTGCGTGAGTTTAACTCTGAGATCCAGCAACAGCGTGACTTGTTTAACGCACAGAATGGTCTACTCATTGCTCAATCAAATGCACAGTGGCGTCAGACTCTATCTACAGCCAACACTGCAGCGCAGAACGAAAGCAATATGAACTTCGCTAAGACTATTAATGCTTTGACTGCTACTAACCTGGACGCATACTGGCAGAGAGAGCGTGACGTTATGAGCTTCGCTTATGCGTCTGGCGAGAGTGCAGCAGATCGCATGGCTACTGTGCTAGTTGAAGAGCTAAAAGCTGACGCACAGGCAGCATATGCAGATGCCCAAGGACAAGGCGGCTTGTTTGCTACCCTTCTTAAAGGTGGTTTGAACTATATGAGTGCCTCTGCTGGCAAAGGTATCATATTAAACTAATTAAGAAAGAAAAGACATGGCAGAGATTAGCTTAGCAGATGAGATTGTAGCACGAGCTACAGATATACCTAGCATAGGTGGACGTAGTAAGAGCGCTAGTGGTATCATGTCTCGTAAGGTCATTGATGCTGGCTCTGAGGACTACGACATAGAAAGCTACATTGGTGACTATCTAAATACTATACGTGAAGAGCGTACTCCTATGTCGTTTGATGCTTATGATGCTGAGGATATTGATGCACGGGTAGATGCTATGGATGCACAGGCTCAGAGTGGAGCTATGTCTGAGCTTACCAGTGGTACTTACTATCAAGAGAATGGCGCAATAGCACAGGGTAGCTATTACGATGTAGCTACACGTCTGTCTGGTGACCTTATGAATGACTTTGATCTAACTAAAGAACAGGCAGCAGGTCTTGTGGGTAACCTGGCGTATGAGACTGGTAACTTTAAGTACGCTCAAGAGATTACACCAACAGTAGAGGGTAGCCGTGGCGGGTATGGTATAGCTCAATGGACTGGACCTAGACGGAAAGCTTTTGAAAGCTGGGCAACTAGTCAAGGCTTAGACCTCTCTTCTTATGAAGCTAACTACGGGTATCTTAAAAAGGAATTAAGTAGTAAGGATGCTGTCATTGGTGACATTGGCATGAACACTATCGCTAAACTAAAAGAAGCAGGTACTGTTGAAGACGCCACAGAGCTTGTCAGTGAGTACTACTTACGTCCTGGGAAGCCCAATATAAATAAGCGGTTGAGTAGTGCTGCAGGCGTATACAGTCTATTATAAGATAAGGTAACACACAATGTCTCAATTATTAAACGCCCCTATAGCAGGTCAATCCCTTACGGACACACCCAAGAACTACCCTTGGGAGCGTCCCGCTGAGATCTCTGACCCACGTGAGGCTATCAAGTTCCACATGGAAGGGTTAAGCTCCCCTGAGGCTCTCGACAATATAGTAGAGCTTATCCAAGTAGGTGTTCCTCTTCGTGCTCTATCTAAGACAGTATTAACTACTGCACAGATGGAGGGTATTCATTCTGTAGATGTTAGTCTTATTATTGGTGATGTCATCTACGAAGAGCTAGTATCTATCGCTGAAGAGGCTGGCTTAGACTACACGACAGGCGATGAACCCTCTGAGTTTGAGATGCAAGAGAAAGAAGATAAACAAGTCCTCGCTCTATTACGTAAGAAGTTAGATGCTGTAGAGCCAGGGTCAGAAGCTGACGATGCAGGCGTAGAGACTATGCGTCAAGTAGAAGACATGCTGTCTGAGCCTCAAGACGAAGAACAACAAGACACAGAAGAAATGCCTATGATGGAAGCTCCCGTTGAGGAAGCACCACGTGGCTTGATGGCAAGGGGTTAATACTATGGCAGCAGGATTTATGGCAGGCTTCGGCGCTACGATGTCTAAGCTAATTGAAGAAGATCGTCAGTACTACAGGGCTAAAGCGGAGAAACGTAAGGACTACTTGCAAACCTATGGTACAAAGGCTGTAGTAGACATTGAAGGTAAAGCAAATGATGCGCTAGCTGTAGCTAATCAGCTTCAAGACTTTGGTTTCTCTAAGGGGTTTGTAACTGGTATCACTAACAAGAGTGGCGTTAGAGGTATGTATGACTTCGCTCAGAATGTACTTAAGCGTACAGATCTAACGCCTGATGACATTAAAGAACTTGAAACCTCTGCCCTAGACTTTGTAAGTGATAACCCAGAGGAAGACTTAGAGACTGTGATTAATCGTGCGTATGGTCTTTACAAGTCTGAGTCAGATCCAGTTAAACGTAAGACGGGCATGTTGGGTGCTATGCTAGGCTTAGATGCTCAGGCTCTGGAAGACCAAGTTATTAATGCTGACTATTATGGTGGCTACAGTGGTCAAGACTTAATTCGTATTGCCGCTAGCTCTGGACCTAAGGCAGGTAAACCTTTAGGTATTAAGCTACCACCTAAGCCTCTTAGCCCTACTGAGTACGGTCAGGTAAACAAGCTTGTAAACAGTACGTTTGATAACGCCATTGCGAGGCAGATAGATGAGCTAGGTGTGCTTGTAAAGCAAGGTGGGCCTGAGGTACAGAAGGTAATGGAAGAGCTAACGAAACTTCAGGATATTCAGAAGCTAGCAAAGTCAGACCCTAATTCGGCTATAAATACCTACCTTAAAGATTATGATACTAACGGAGAGTTCTTATCCTATCTACAGGGGCTTGAGAGTAATGGCCTTGGTAGGGTAAGTAGAAACTTCTTACTGGGTAAAGAAGTCATTGCTACCTTCAAGACACTATCTGGTGATCGGGCAGACGATGCCTCATTAGAAGGTAGGGGTGTGGAAATACCCACATTAAATACTACACCTCGTGGTAGCGAAGTTAATACTGTAGTAACTCCAATAACCTATACACAGGCCTCTGTACAAAAAGCTGTAGAAAACGGTGATATAAAAGTAGGCGATACTATTGCAGTTGATGGTAAAGAAATTGTAGTTAAACAAGGCTTTATTGATACTTATACTAAGGCTACACCTCCAGTAGATCCAGAACCTAAAGTAGACGCAGAGGCCGCAAGAATTGACGAAATCCGTGAACGACAACAGTCGGCTATGTCTGCTAGGTTCCAGAAGTGGATAGCACCCCTGATGACACCAGCAGTGGATCAAGGCTACGGTAATACAAAGAGTGGTATGACTCCTTTCGGACCCATCTCATATACCAGTCTACCTATGGATGACGTACCAATAGATGATAGCTGGAAAGATAGCTCATACCTATTGCCAGAAGACGCTGATGCGTTGTCTGATGCTGTAATAGGAGGAGAGATAGTAGCTGGCTTCTTAAGTAAAACTAGTGACTTTGTAAACACTAAAGGCTATACCTATATGGACGTAGGTAAAGCGGGTTTAGCCAATGCTATGTCTACAGTTATAGACTTTGGTAGAGGTCTGTTTAACTCCTCAAAAGCAGACTCCTCTGAAGCATGGTCACGTCAACTACAGGAGAACGCAGAGCTTTACTCTGAGAGAGCAGCAGACATTGCCGCTATGGGTTGGAAGGAGTACATGCAACTCAATATAGGTGAGGAAGTTCCTGATGAAGTTGAGGCAGAGGTTAAGTCTGGTTTCTTTGACTGGTTTACAGGTCCAGAAAATCCTATTGGTTCTTTGATGGAAATGATTGGTGTAGGAACAGAGGCCGCAGATGGAGAGAAGAAAACTAACTCTGAAATAATTGCTGCCGCTAGGGGGATGTTATCAGACGAAGCTAATGCACGTATTGACGCTGGTACAAACATCATTGAGCAGAGTAGAGAAGAGTTTACCCCAGAGTTCCCTGGAGATGTACCCGATAACTTAGAGGAAGCCACAACAGAGTCCATATCAAAAGCATTAAGGTTCTTGACTGAGTTGCCTGATAGGATTCATCAGTCCCTGTTTGATACTCAAGATATGATAAATGCCTCTATAGCATCCCTCTTTGAGGAGACATTAGGGGAACGTATTATGAAGAGCAAAGGGCAAAAGAATAGGGTAGTAGCTTTACAAGCCCTTAAAGATAAGATCACTGAGATGCGTAAAGCAGCAGAGGCAGAGGATTCTGTAGACACTGAACCTTCTGCAGCGGAAGATGGGTTTGTTCCAAGGTTCCCTGGAGATACACGACAGCAACAGGCTATGGTGGCCCGAGACAACAAAGTTGAGCCTCTGGTAAGAAGGCCTAAGAAACCTAAAGAGATGACATCAAGCGATAAGGCACGTCTTAAAAGAGCACAGAAAGCTAACGAACTAAGTGGTGACTCAGGCTTGCTGAATATGCTAGTTGAAAAGTATGGCTCAGTTATAGTACAAAAAGAGATGGGTCTGTAAATGGATAGCTCTGCTCTGTTCAATAAGGCGTTAGCTAATAATGTAGAGGTTAAGCCTGAAGAGGAAGATGATGCTCAGAGTCTTTTTAATAAGGCTATGGCTGCTAATGTAAATGGTAGAGTAGACACTCAGACTGACGATATGTTAGAGCCGGGTGCTGACCCTGAAGGTGTGCGTGATCTGACTAGAGATGATGTGTACAGTAGGATTGCACCCTACATGAAAGACCACTTTGGCATGACTGAAGATAAGCATGGCAGAGATAAAGTAGTTGACTCTTACGTTAACCACATGCGTAAGTTTAGCTTTGGTCAGTCAGTAACTACCTTTGAGGAGCTTGCCTACCTGAATAAGATTAAAGGTACAGAAAATAAAGCTGAACGTACTAGACTTATGAATCAAGCAGCCTCAGCCTACGACACCTTTGACTCTATGAAGGGTGCTTTCTCTGAGGGTACTTCTTCTATGGAGAAGCTTGACGCTGTAGGTGACTACGCCCGTGCCTTAATCGTAGACCCTATGTGGTTGGTGGGGCTAGGTGTAGGTAAGCTTGCAGGTATGGGAGCCAGTAAAGCTGCAGGTCAAGTAGCTAAACAAGCAGCACGATCATATGCTTTAGACATAGTTAAAAAGAAAGGCGCTTCAGAGGGAGCAAGACAGGCTGTACAACAACAAGAACGTATAGCAGCAAACAAGCTGATGACTAGTGCATCCCTTAAGTCTGGAGCAAAAACAGCAGAGCAACAAACTTTTCTAGCGGCTACTAAACAGGCTGCACGTAGAGAAGCTATTGGCGTAGGTCTTACAGACACTGTAGCTGGCGTTGGTATGGACGCTATCTATCAAAACATTATGGATGACGTAGACCTACAAGATGGTTACAACATGATGCAAGGTGGCTTTGCTGCTGCTGGTGGTGCTATAGGTCTTGGCGTAGGCTACTCTTTCGCACGTGGATTTAACTTAGATGAAGCAGACCTATCTTCTCTGGGGGCCATGCGTTTCTATCAGGCACAAGAACACCTAGCTAATGCTCGTAAGATAGCAGGTGAGCCATCACAAACCCTAGACGATTTAGATATGGATGGCTTTGAGGCTAGTCTAACTGGTTTCCGTGATATGATGGAGACCCTAAAAGATAAAGCTGCACGAGGTGTACCACTACGGGAAGTAGAACAAGGCGACTATATCCCTGATGACTTAGTATGGCAAGACGCTTTCTTTAAGGGTATATCTACTAGCCTAGCTGACAACGGTATCAAGTACTGGACCAAGCGTGACCCTCAGGACGGATTCCTGAACTGGATGAGTGACCTTATGGTAGCCATGCCAAACAATGTAAAGGCTCAGTTATCAGACATCTTTGATGATACGCTTGGTGCAAACGTAGATCTTTACAAAGGCAAGAAGCTATTTGAACAAGCTACTATCAAAGACGCAGATGGCAATACCATAACAGGTACAGCCTTAGACTTGGTAGCTAGTGAGATCAGTGACGCCGCTAAGAAGATGGCTATTGTGCGTAATGCATCTAGCGTGTTCAACAAGATACGTGAGATCAAACCAGACGCAGAAGCAGGGGAATTGATAGAAGAACTTATCAAGGTTGAAACCCCCGGCGTTACAACTAAAGTACGTGAAGGTATACTAGGTACTGCTAACTACATGCAGCGTAACCTTATTCGTATGCTCGTTACACACCCTGGTACTACTGCACTTAACTTGGTTGGTTGGTCTACTGCTAGTTCTATGCAGAGCGCTACTGATATTGTGCGTGGTACTCTCTTTGGTGGGGCTGCTATTCTTAACGCTGCTATGTTTAATAGGGAAGGCGCTGCTAGCTACGCTAAGAAGGCAGGTCTTATGTTCTCCCTGCAGAAACAAAAAGCTCGTAACTTACTAGACCCTAACATGACTTACGAAGCCTTCCAAGACATACTGGCATTTAATCCTCAGGCTCAAAAAGATATGCTGCGCTACATGGCAGGTGGTGTTGATATAGAGGAGCTGTCCCGTAAGCTACAACTAGAAGAGTTCTCAGAGGTAGCGAGTGAGGCTCTGGGTGATGGCGCAGTAAATACCATTAGCCGTAATAAACTAGATAAGATTATGGATAAGATCCAGCTTGTCTATGGTGTTAAGCTACAGGACGTTGCTACTAAGTCTCAAGAGTTTATGTATGCCGTAGATAAACAGATGCGTATTAAATATAACATGTCATATAAGGAGTTCTTACAAGACCCTGACATGTGGAAGAAGATGATGGGGGATGACTACGCTGAAGTAATAAGTGCCGCATCTCAAGACGCACTGCGTAATGTATTCTCTAAGAGTTATGCTGACTCCAGTACAACTCTAGGTAAGATTGCTGGCATGGTTGAGGAGGTAAGCCGACTACCTCTCGTTGGAGCTATGATACCATTCGGGCAGTTCTTTAACAACACTATTGCACACATGATGGACCACTCTGGTATAAGCCTTACGCACAGGATCTTTATGGGTGGTACACGGGACGTAGGAGATCTAGCTAGCAAGACAGCTGTGGGTATTTCTTTTATAGGTGCAGCCTACAACTACGAAAAAGATTACCTAGAAGAGGGTCTTCAATGGTATCAATCTAGGTCTTCTGATGGGTCTATTCGTAACCGTCTGTATGACTTCCCATACATATTCTACAAGGCTATTGGGCGTATGGCTGCTCACATTGACAAAGACGGTACAGTACCTGAAGAAACCTTTAGAGAGATCGTGACTGTGCTAGGTCCAGGGAACATGACCCGTCAGCTTGATGATACGATCAAGGGTTCTTTCGACTTGCTAGTGGAAGCTATGACAACAGAAGATATTGAGGTCAAAGAAGCTTTGATTAAAGTTATCCAAGGCTCTACATCTATGTACGCCTCAGGCTATACTCGTTTCCTAGACCCTGTTAACTTGACTGCAGCTATGGTTAAGGGTGATGCATATGTAGCACCAGATCGTAAGCAAGGCTCTGAGTGGGTTAACAAGTCTGTTAGATACGCAGATGAGTTGCTGGAGTCTATGGAGCTATACACAAAGCCGGGTGAGAAGTACAACGCTATCACTACGGACAGAGCACAAGTACCAATAAGTAAGGTCTTTGGTATACGATTCAATAATGCGTTATCTAGTACAGAGAAAGCGTTTGGTGAGGCTGGTATACCCAACTGGAAGACTGACATAAGATCATCTATTCCTGAGGCTCGTAACGATGTACAGCGTATCATTGCCCCTGTACTTGAGTATGAGTTTGCGGCTCTTATAGAGTCTACTAAGTGGAAATCAGGTACACCAGCGCAGCGTAAGAGCTACATATACCAGCGCATAAGAGAGAGTAAAGCTCTAGTAAAAGATATCCTTTCTTCGTCCTTTGACCCCAAGGATACACGTACCCTGATGCTGTTTAAATTAGGGGCTGGGGAGTACGCCAATAAGGCTAGGCTGAAGCAGTACGCTAAGGAGTTTGGTATTGAAAAAGATCTAAATGAGCTAGAGGATCATCAGCTAAAACTCTTTGTTGGTTTCGTTGAGGTAAGGGAAGACCAACGATTAATAGACGAAAAGAAATAAAAAGAGGGGAGCGATTAAGCTCCCCTTTCTAGTTTTACTGTATGCCGTGCTTGTCCATACAATGCTTAGCCCATAGCACAGCTTCTTGTAGAGCCTTGATAGCGTGGTCTCGTTCATCAGAAGAGTATAAGTTATACACTATGTAGTCAGATGTAGTGGTGTACATCTTATCTATCTCAGTGATGAACTCTCTCTTCTTCAGTGCGATGAAACGCTTAGCTTCTTCTTCTATATTAAGTACCATAACACGCCCCAAACAATGTTAACTAGGGCAGTTTAACATATGCATGTGATACTGTCAAGGCTTAACTACAAGCCTTCCTTCATAAACACCTTGACCCACTCAGCGCAGATCCCACTACGTACAATGTCATCAATGCCAAACTCTACTACGGGAACATCTAGCATGTGCTTCTTAGCTAGGTGTATGATCTTAGCTAGACCAGACGTACCCTTCAAGTCAGACTGTTGTATGTCACCATTGAGGACGATAGTGCTACCCTCACCTACACGTGTCAACAACATCTTGATCTCTGGTATGTCTATGTTCTGTGCTTCGTCTACAATAATGAACGCATTGTCAAAGCTACGTCCACGCATCAACGCTAGTGTAGCTACTTCAATGTTACCGTTCTTTACACCTGTATCAACAGCGCCCCTACCTAAGTGTTTAATCAGTACGTCTAGCACAGGCAGCGCCCAAGGTTGTGCTTTCTCTTCTAGTGTACCGGGTAGGAACCCAATGTCTTTACCTACAGCTACGTGAGGACGTGTGATAACAATCTTGTCAATCTCTTTGCGTGTGTACAAGTCTGCTGCACATGTAGCTGTAACGTAAGTCTTACCTGTACCAGCAGGGCCAAGTATTAGCACCTGCTTGCTAGAGGCAATGGCGTTGATTAGCTTACATTGATTGTCAGTCTTAGGTACTATGCCAGAGGTAGGCTTGCTAGCTGCACCCTTGTAGGTTGTCTTACGGCGGGTACGTCTTGGTTTAACTAATTCTTCTTGCACGTAAATACTCCGCTTGTTTGATTAACTTATCAGGGTTGTCACCTGACTTACCCATACTATGATTGCAACCCTCACATACCCACCCTCTGAATGCACCCGTAACGTGACTGTGATCTAGGCACATCTTCTCAGCTAAATCACCACAGCACTCACATATATTGTCACTAGGCTTGGGATGCATTTTCTTTAGGGTAGCTACAGTACGGGAGTGATCCTGCTGGCAGTCAGCACAGCGATAACCTTTAGTAGGCTCACCATTCTTTCTGTAGTATATAGCATTAAAATCATCAAGGGACTTCTCTTGGTTACACTTCTTACACATACGCATAGTAGGGTCTCTATTGGGTTGAGGCGACTCATCTTCAAATAGATCTAACTGCATTACCTATCATCCCCTTCTAGTAAAGCCTTCATCTCAGTGTACCCTCCAATCAACTTACCCTTAGTGTCGAACACCTGAGGTAGTGTAGTAATACTAGACCTCTTAAGCAATGTCAATACCCACTTAGAGCTAGCCGACTGTACGTTGTACTCAGTGTAAGGGAAGCCTCGACTTCGTAGTAAAGCCTTAACGTCATCACAGAAGTTGCATTGTTCACGAGTTATTATTGTATACATAGTATCTCCTAAGGGAGCAGTTTAAATACATGCTCAGGTATAGGGGTTACACTAGGTCTACGATCTCACAGCTGTCACCAGAGCAAGCCATAGTCTGCATAGACACTGTATTGTCCTCACTCTCGTACTCATTGAGAAGCTCCCAATCAATCTTGGCTGGCATCTTGGCAAGCATCTCTTCGTACTCTTCCTTGGTGCAGTCCTGATAGGGTGCTTGCTGGTAGGTATGATCTGAGTGTGGCAGAAATGACACACCTGACATTTCATCGAAGTGCTCATAGACAAACGCACCTACAGCCATCCACTCAGCATCCCGTACTGAGATAGTCACGCTAGGCTTATGCTCACACCAAGAACGCTGGTAAGTCAGCCATAACTCTAGCTGCTCTACTGCAGTCATATCGTTACGTGTTACAGCCTGCTCTGGTGACTTGACCGGGAAGCTGAACACCACAGTAGAGTCAGGCTTCATAACGCAAGGCTCATTAGGGATACCTTGGTCAATCATAAACTGAGTCAAAGGGTCTTTGTTATCACCACGCACAGTCCGAATGTAATGGGGGCTGTGACGAGCGTGAATACCAGAGGCAGAGTCAACCAACTGTGATACTGTTCCCGAAGGTTTAACGCAGCTGATAGAAGCAGAGACAGGGATGCCAAGGCGCTCAGCCCACTCAGCGTTAGTAGCGACAGCGATAGAACGTAAATGCTCAAGGGTCTTATCCAATCCTTTGTTAGAGTTTGTCATTAGTGGGTTGTCCATAATACCTGTCATAGATACGCCAAGCAACCGTTCCTCTGCAGTATTCTTCTGCCATACCTTACGTAGGTAGGGGAACTTAATCATAGTAGACTGTACAGTACCCAAGATAGTAGCCAGCTTTACCTTACGCTCAAGGTCTTTCAATGTGTCGTTAGCCCGTACCACACACTCCGTTAAATTACAGAACTGATATGGACGTAAAATGATTTCAGAACAAGGGTTTGTACCAAACTCATAGTTAGGATCACGCCGCCCAAACTTAGCTGCTTGCTTCTTGGACGCCTCACGATTGAAGATACCACGCTCACCTGACTTAGACTCAACGAGAGAGAGCCACTCACGCATGAATGTTTCCATGTCTGGCTTCTCAGTGTACGACACACTGTTGTTAGCCAAGGCACGGTGCCCTGCTGTCTCCCACCACTGTCCTGACTTAGCGTGACGCATACGATCATCACTCAGGTTAGACAGAGAGATCATCGCTGAGCGCCTCACGCCACCTACGACAACGATCTGACCAATGAAGCACATCAAGTCGTGACACTCCATAGAGCTAAGCTTACGCCCTTGTGCTGCCTTGAAGGTGGACACAGCAAAGTTAAACAACTCTACGAGAGGCGCTGGGCCTGACGCTCTACCGCCAAACGTCTTGAGCCTTGCACCAGCAGGGCGTACACGAGAGACATCCCACTTAGGGATCTCACCAGCCCAGAGGAGCGCAAGAACTTGACGGAACCCCTTAGCCCAGCCTTCCTTACTGTCCTTAACGACAACGACAGACTCACTCTCGAACAACTCAGGCACCTCTGGGAGCTTGCTGACGAACTGGCGCTCAACGGAGAACCCGACACCAGTACCGCAGAGGAGGATGTACATGGCCTCATCGAAGGACTTAGGGTCATCTACGGGTAGGTAGCTACAATTGTAACCTGCAGTGTTGTCACGATCTAGCGCTGGGCCAGCTGTCATCATAGCTCTCATAGATGGCATGATGTCTTGGTTGAGAATAGCCTGCTCAATATCTTTGATTGTGCTATCTTCTACAGTAACTGCAGGGCGTACTACATTGTCTACGTAACGTGCTACTGTTTCACCATACGATTCACGCCCCTTGTTATCAAAGTACTTGGCATAACGAGACTTGTGAATGAATGCTTGATAGTCTGTTGATAGTTGGTTGCTCATTATCGTGTATCTCCTGACCCTTTAAGGGTTCCTCTAGCTTTGCGGTCTTGTAGTTTCTCTAGGTTTGCTTTAGCTACATCACCCAGGTCTATGTTGAGGTCTCGACACAGGGCTGCTATGTACCACAAGCAATCCCCTATCTCCCCTTTAAGTGCAGCCTTGTCCAGCTTACCATCACGTATGATCTTCTTGACTTTGTTGGCTACTTCCCCTGCCTCACCAGCTAAGCCCAGCGCAGGGTAAGTGATAGCATGTTGCGTAGGGTAGATAGCAGTACTAGAAGCTGCCTTTTGATAGGACGATAGTGTCATATCTTTATACGTAGTAGTATCCTTATAGTACCCCCAAGCTTCTAAGTCTGTCTCGTTAATCATAACCTCTCCTTCACCATTAAGTTGTCTACTCTAACGTCATCAACGTCATAGAACATATCTTTAATCAAGTCATATACATCTTCTGCATGTGCTTCGTCTAGTGACGATAAGAAGTTAGCCTCCCTATCTACTGCTAGCACAAGAGTTACACTGAACTTCTTATCCATCAAGTCCCTACCTTAAGTTTAATACGCTTGGTCTTAACTGCCTTACCCTTCTCTTCAAGCCAGTCAGGGGGTATTACCCTATGTGAATATAGAAATCCATTCTTCTCACACCACATTGCGTATGTCGTTTTAGATCCTTTGTATAACTTAGCCTTGGCGTTACTAAACACTAGTCTTATATCTAACTCTGGGTGTTGCTCCCTTACAGCTAAGTGCTTACGCCTGTCCTCATTATCAAAGATACCCTTTGTCTCAACTATGATACCGTTGTCTAAGATAAAGTCTGGAGTATAAGTCCTGTACCTGAGATCCTTCCACTCAATCTTTAGATCTTCATACCTGAAGTTCTTTTTGTTTTGCTTCAGGAACTCAGCTACAACTCTCTCTAGTCCGCTACGGTATCGGTTAGCATTATGCTTCCGTACTACCAAGTTCATCTCCTATAAATACATAGTCTACGATAGGCTTCTCCTTAGCAGTAGAGACACGGGACGGTATGGACTGTAGGTCAGGCCAGCACTTATGCTTGTAAGCACAGAACCCACACGACACACCAAGCTTCAAGTTACCTGATGCTTTCTTGCGGTACGTCTCAGGGATAGCCTCAAAGCAACGCTCGAAAGGTTTGTCCTCTTTGATGTAAGACACAGTATCTTCGATCTTGTTTAACTCCTGATCGACATCTACAGATGATGCATCTACATACTTGAACTGACCGTTAGCTTTGTTGATTACCCACCAGCCACCAACATCTTTGTTAGCTGCAGTAGCATAGCCTACCAGCTGGCTTACATAACCAAAGGCATCACCCTTAGCTAAGGTCTCAAAGTCTGAGAACTTATGCATGTAAGACCAAGGTGAGGCAGACTTAACGTCATCAACCTTATCGTCTAGTATCATGTCGAACTCACCGTTAATCTCTGTACCGTCAGACAGGGTGAGTACAACCTTTTCATTGTCAGTAAAGTCTACAGCAGCAGCCCGAAGTAACCCTTTGAATACCGCCTCTACAATATCACCTAAGATCATGTTCATTAGGAAGTGTGGAGGGAACGGTATCTTATCTTCTGGGTCATTCTTTTCGTACCAGAGCTGACACTTAGGACGCCCGAGGTTGGACATCCTAAGCTTAAACTCATCACGAGGGCCGCTGCTGAACTGCTTACGCACAGCATCCGCTACGTCTTCACCTACCTTAGAGATTACAGACTCATCTACTGTAGACTCACCAGCAAGTGCCTTCTGTAGGAATGTGTGTAGTGCTAGTTCAGCAACGTGATTCATTAGTCAGCCACCTCTACGTCAATGATGTCGTTGATGACAGACTCCTCATTAGCAGACATGCCAGAGCTACCACTCTTCTCGTTATGCGTGTCGTTAATGTAGTTGTTCATGCCGCTGATCCACTCCATAAACCCATCAAGGATGTCCTTGTCAGCCTCAACTAAGTCTACCTTGTCAGCCAGAGTGATGTCGAAGGTAGCGTACTCACTGCCATTAGGCATACTGTGCATCTCTGCACCCATGTTAAGGAAGTACTGTAGAGGTAGAGAGTTCTTACGATCAATAGACTTCATAATGTCATCTACTGCCGTGATACTACCCCGGCTCTTTACATCCAACACAAAGGGTATCTCTTGCTCTGTGATAGATGCATCCTCAATAGCATTACCCTGCTCATCAGTAGCGCCCTGCATTACTACAGTACCGAACACAACCTTGGTACGCTTAGTATTGCGCATCAACTCTTGTGTAGCCTTAGGTAAAGACTTGAAGTCTTCAACGTAACCAGATGGACGCCCCGCATTGAAGCCCCCGGTGTTGTCCTTAAGGTCACCCGTCAGGTTGTTAACGAGTACCGTCTTAATCATAAGGTTTTCATCAGAGTCCCAACGTGTCCACTGCATACGCTGGGCATAGATGCGGATCTTAGGTGAGACAGCATATGCTACCTTATCGTCCGACTGTAAGAGTTTGTATGCACCAGCTGGTACTACGTCTACTCGTACAGCCTTGCCGTTGATCTCCATGTCACCCTTCAATGGGCTATGGATCTGACTGAACCGTGCAAGCATGGATCGCTTACCGCTAGAGTTCTTGGATAGTCCCATCATCTCAGCGATAGAACGTCCGTCAGTTGTTAGTGTTACTTCTGTGCTAGTCATTGTACAAGAACCTTTCTGTGTACGGGTTGAAAGAGAGTTAGTTATAGCACTATACGTCTACTGTGTCAAGCCAATTCGGCCCGATCTTAGCTTCTAATAGTAGTGGTACATTCATCTCGACATCATAAGCCTCAGCTATGATACGAGTTAGATCTTCGTTCATACTGTGTATGATAGCAATCACATAGTCCTTCTCCTTTGGGTGTATATCTATAACTGCTGAGTCGTGTACAGTATTAACCAAGCATGACTGCAAAGGCTTGAGCCTCTCCTCTAACTCCATCAGTACCACGGGTACTACATCACCTGTAGCGAAGCCCTGTACTGGGTAGTTCTTGATGTTAGTCATGTGGCTTATGCTGCCATTCTCTCTGCGGTGTACGTCAGGAAAGGCATACTGCCTACCACTTACGTTAGTGATCTTTAGTAGGGTAATTGCTTCCTTGCCTAGTTTCTTATGCCAATTAGCTACGCCCCTGTACTTCTGAGTGAAGTGCTCATAGTAAGCCTTGACAGCTGTACCTCTACCAAACCCTGTAGCCCCGAAAAGGGGTGCAAACGTGTGTTCCTTTGCTTCCTGTCGGGTGGTAGGCTGACCTGCAAGAGTGATAACCTTAGCAGTGTAAGCATGTACGTCTACACCATCGTCAATCTCCTGCATGGCTACCTCATCCTGAGCCAGGAACGCTGCCGTTCTAAACTCAAGCTGGGCGAAGTCAGCCTCCATAATATAGCCGCCCTCCCAGCGAGATACAAACACTTTCTTAACTGGGAAAGTACCGCCACGTGGCATGTTCTGCATGTTAGGGTTACGCCCAGAGAAGCGCCCTGTTTTTGTAGTCGTTTGAGACAGGTCAACGTGCAGTAGTCCATCAGACTTAGTGAACAAGTCAATACCCTCAACGAAGTTAGAGAGGTAACTACCTACAGCGTTGTGCCTACGGTAGTTAGTTAGAAACTCTATTGCATCATACTTAGCCTTACTCTTAGCTGTAGCAATGAGTATCTCTAGGTTAGACTTAGACGTAGAGAAACCATTAGCACTCACCCAATCCTTGTTAGGCGCAGAGAAACCAAGCCCAGCCAATTGGTTAAGCTGTTTCAAACGATACCCTCTAGCTTCACAGTCCTTGCACTTGTTAGGTCTTGCATACTTAGTGCCATCCTTCTTGATACGATATGTCTTACCTGTACCCTCACAAGTCTCACACGTATAGGCTTGCGTCTTGAAGATACGATCAGTGTTAACATTTACTGTAGACGTGTACTGATCCTTACTGTTAACGTGATCGAATAGCTCTACCCATTCCTTCTTAGTCTTAGGCTTCTTACTGTAGATCACATTGGACATCTGCTCTGGTGAGTTGATATTGATAGGCGTATCACCCATAAGCTTACGCACATGCATGTTAAGGCGTGTCTCTAGCTGTACCTTCTCATCCTCAAACTCTTTTCGTACCTCATCCAGTGCATTACGATCCACCTTGAACCCACGCTGGTACATCTTACACAGGGTAACTGCAACCTTCATGCTTATGTCTCGCACCTTTAGCATTGACTGGCTCTCAGGCTTAGCGAAGTCCTCCTCTTGTGCAAGGAACAACTCACGTGTGACATTTAAGTCACACTTTAGGTAGCCCTGTAGTTCAGCTAGAGGTATCTCATCTGTGTTGTATCCTTTCTTGTAGTAGTCCTTAAGCACATCAGTCTTACGTGATGGTAGGTCACGTACCTCAGCGCAATACCCTAAGCCTAAGCCCCTAGTGACACCACGCAGTAAAATGTACTCACCAATCATAGTGTCATACACCTCACCATCATACGCAAAGCCTGCCTCCCACAACCAAGGTAAGTCGTGCCGTGCATTGTGTACAATCAAAAGAGAAGTCTCATCCAGTACAGCCTGTAGTACAAACGCAGCCCCACCGCCTGTGTCCTTCTTCTCCTTATGATCGAAGGTAAGTATGTGCTCCTCATCAGTCTTGTCTACATTGAGAGTACCCACTTGAACCAAGAAGTTACCTGGCTCCCAAGGGTCTAGCAAGTTCTTACCCTCTCGTTTAGTAGTGTTGTTCTCTACGTCTAATACTGTTCTCATCATCCCTCCTAAGCTGTGTACTGTGCTATGTCGCCATCCAGTTCACAAGTAATACGTCCATGCCACCCACCATCTAGCTTGTTCTTAGCTATAGTTAAGTAGCGTGTCAAGTCCTCTTCTTCATCTACACCCTCGACTTGGCGGTTCTTAGAGATCAGTACCATCAGGTCTGCCTCTGCTGCCTTGCCTGTCTTACTGCCCTCCATCATAGACATGTTGGGTTGCACTACACCCTCAGCGTCAGCGCTAAGTTGTGACATCCATATCACTGCACAGTTGTAAATCTTAGCGATGTTACGTGCATGTATAGCTGCATCCTTTAGATACACATCCGACTTATCAGAGGTACGGCTAGCGAACTTGTCACCCATGTCTAGTACTACTATGTCAGGCTTGTAGCTCTTAACTACAGCCTCAACCCAAGCCATGTCCTTACCTGTACTGTCCTTTAGTTGGATCTGCTGCTTGACCTTAGTGTAACGAGACAGGGCCAGTGCTTTGTTCTCAGTGATCTGCTTGATGTTCATACCAGAGGAAGCTTGGACGTAACGTGCAGCTACACGCACAGCCTTCTCCTCGTTAGTGAGGATCAAACACTTAGCACCCTGATGAGCGAAGCCATTGGGCGATGCAATGAGGGACGCATGGAAGGTAGTCTTGCCTGTGTTAGGCCGTGCTCCTACCATAACTAAGTGACCTCCACTGATACCCTCGACACGCTCACGTAGACTAGGGATGTTCATCTTCCATTGTGTCTCTATCTGGATACCCTCAAGTATGGTGTCTAACTCAATGTCCTCGAACTGGATGTTGAGGTTAGGGGTGAAGTCATCCTTGTAATCCTCGACTAGCTTGCGTAACTTCTCTAGGTTGTTCTCCTCTCCGTTAACATAGTTAAACCCTAAGTTAGTTACCAACTCACCTACGTGTTGCTGGAACAAGCGAGACAGTACCTCAGTAGCAATCTCCTCATGCATAGGTGACTCACCCTCAATGCGCTTAAACAGGTGAGAGTATGCTTCCTTGTTAGCTGTAGTCATTGTGCGGTTAGCTGTAAAGAACAGCGCCTCTAGTTCAGAGGGTGTGATGCTCTTGTCGTACAACACCATAGCCTGATCAAGAGCCTGCTTAATCTTACGCATGTCCTTGGTGAACAGTGCATCAGGGCAACGCATACCCTTGTGATTATCGTAGAACTCTTTGTCCATTAGGTTACGTAGTAGTGCAGTCTCTGTCATATTAATCGTCCTCTCTTGATCCATAACGAAGTAACTCGTATATAGATACGATAGCTGCCAAGGGCCAACCCAATGAGAACCATATGTGTGCGTTAGGTCTTTGGGGATCAGCTGGATCTGTTACGTTAAGCATAAGGATAGCACCCAATGCATACATAGTAGCTGCTCCGTAAATGTACTCTATCATCGTGTTCCCTTTATAGGTTGTAGCTTAAACATACCTTCTGTCTGATCTAGTGAGGTAATTAAGTCTAGTAATTGTTGATACGATATTACGATAAGCTGATAGCTCTTGTATGATTCGTCATACTGCCTGAGGTATACCGTACCCTCATCAGCAAGCACCACCTCCAAGTCCTCATACTCATCATGCTCATCTATACTAGTAACGATAGCAATGTCATGCTCAAACTCAACGCTGTACATTTAACTCCCCATCTACTAGGATATTAACGTGTGCTACGTTACCCTCAACACGAGTGATAACATACTCTAGCCCAGCCTTAGTGAGTAACAATCTTAGTTGACCTACAGGTATCATAACTTCTCCTCTCCGTTTAGTTGGTTGATACGCATCTGACAATAGCGTTGGACTTTCTCCAAGTCAATGATCTCGCTTTCCACCTGCGTCTTACCCTCGTACATCTTGTAGCCTGCACGACTGGCGTACTTAATAATGTTGCCACGCCAGAAGTCAAAGCCATTACGCATGATGTACGTGATAGGCTCAATGTCCCACCGTGCATAGTGCTTAGGCTCATTCACGATGTCTGATGTATGTTCTGCTAATACTGTGTCACTAAACTCGTGATCTCTCATTACGCTATCCTTGTGTGCTTGCTCTTCTGCTAGTAGCCTATTCCATTCACTCTTTATCATTGCTCTTACCATTCTTTGCGTCACGTTCCTGTGCAGCCTTACGTTCTTCAGGTGTCATAGGTCTAATGTCTGTGAAGTCTGCCTCTAAGGGCCACTCATTGTCTGTCACGGCATATCTCCTCGTACTTAAAGAACAACTGTTCAAACTTCCACTCGTATAGTTGCTGCATACCCATCAAGGAGTTCATCATCTCGTCATGCGTAGGCTCACGCTCACCATCACCTATCTGTTTGAACACTGTCTCAAGGTCATTACATACACGCCAACAGTCCAAGATCATTGGCTCTAAGTCATACAGTTTAGTCATCACCATCCTCCGTCAGTGCATCCCAAGATACAGGGAACAACTCAGACATTGTATTACTAATGTTATCTGCGACTAACCTTGTCTCGTATTGTGTGTCACTGGCACAACGTAAGCGACACATGTCAGCGAAGGCATCAAGACTACCTGACCAGTACCACTCAGTCATAGTAGACTGTGGCAGTACCATACGTGCTTGCTCAGGGGCTACACCCTCAAACAGTAAAGTCTTGTAGGTAGAAAGCTGCCTGTGCCACTGTACCTCTTGATCTAATACTACATTTACAACACCGTCACTACCCTGCTTCTTGTCGGCACTGCGTCCACGCCACACTGAAGGCTCATAGAACTCAGGCTCATCATCGACATACCTACGGCTTATCTCATTCCAGCGTAGGAACTTATGCTTGACTAGCTGCCGTGCCACGAAGATCGGAGCCTTAACGTGGAAGCTGGCAAAGCAGTGACCAAAGGGGCTGATGTGCTTGTGCTTGGCGAGGTAACGTATCAGCTTATCGTCTTTCTTCTTTAGCTTTGGTGGCCCCCACGGATCGTCTTCCATCTCGCTGGTCTTGCCAAAGGATACACGGGCAGCGTTAGCTACAGTTAAGTCACTACCCATGTGGTCAATATAGGTTGCTCTAATCATCTACCTGTACCCCAATACATTCTACTGTTTCATTCTTATCGTTGACCATAACTGCTGCATCTCTGAGTGCAGTAGCACAGAAGGTCTCGTTCTCATATGTACCTAAGTGGTAATACTCTATGCCCATCTCAGGTACAAAGACAAACCATACTAGTAACCATATTGTGTTCATAGTACCATCTCCTTAAGTCTAATTATATCCTCTTGTACACCATACTTGATGTCATCGTCAAGTAGTAAAGCCTTGGTGGGTAAGCCTGTCCAAAGCTCTACCTCTCGTTTGTATTGCAAGGTCTTGTGTACTGCGTCCCTGTCTAACGCTACGATCACCTTACTGAATTGTCCTAGCTGTTGCATAATTGTCACACCTATAGATGTACCAAGGATAGCAAACCCTACTGCGCTGGGCATAAAGTGTGATACTTTTATCGCACTGATGACATCCTCAACTACCACAGCCACATCAGCCTTGGAGTTGGTACGCTTAGTGAAGTAGTCAGCCTTGCCACTGTAGCGATACCACTTAGGTATAGCACCATCAAGCGCACGGCCTACAGCATCAATGAGTTTACCCTTGTAGTGTATAGGAAACACTGCCCGTCTATCCTTCACATCGTACATCAAACCCTCATGTTGCAGGTCATACTTAGCGATAAAGCTCTGTAACAAAACGTGATCTGAGGTAGGCTGCACTACATATTCTGGATAAACTAGTGCTTGTATCTCTTTGTTCTTACTAGGTTCTGTCTTACTCATGCGTAACTTAATCTCTGCAGCTGTCATGTTAGTACTGTATGCGCCACGCAAACCACAGCTTAGCTTGAAGCAGTTGTACACGTAGTCACCGCCATCCTTGAAGCACGAGAAGGTGTTACGTGAGCGGCACGATGGGCAGTCCATACGCACTGAGTCACCGTCACCTATGTCTAGTCCATCTAGGTAATCACGTATGTTCATATGCTAACCTCTCCTCCTCAAGAGACTTCTGTATATTACGCTTGACCTCAGGGTCAACAGTAGCCCACTTCTTTCTATTCTCAGTAGCTGTGAGTATCTGCATGTTACCGCTCCAGTGTGGACCACCATCCGCTAAGGGCCACATATGATCTACTTGATGTGGTACACCTGTGATTACTGACATCAAACCCTTTAGTTTAAATATGTCTTTGATCCTCTTCTCTTCTACAGTACACCCCCGTAGAAATAGAGGTATCTGTTTTTTAGTTTTACCTTTGTACATAGTATCATATGCACGGCGATAGTCTTTGTTACGGCTCTTCCAGTCATTACATCTAGCCTTGAATACTTCTAGGTTCTCTTCACGTTTAGTAGCGTCATACACTTTATTGCATGGCTTACAGTAGGACTTTCTACCGTCAACCTTGTTCTGTTTACGCTTAAAGAAATCCGTCAGAGGTTTCTCTACTCTACATATGCTACAGGTTTTCATTAGTTACCCTTCCTCTTTGATAGTGCAGCTGATGCACCACTGAATGTATTGACTAGGTAAGGCTTAACACTGTTAGGGTTCTGGTGTCCACTTACCTGCATGATACCTACAAGATCCACCCCTGCCTCAGCCATCTCAGTGATAGCAGTACGGCGTAGGTCTCTAGCTTGTAGCTTAGGGTCAAGGCCAGCCTTAGCTTTTATGTTGTTGACCTGTGTGTGTATCTCAATGGCAGTGTAAGGGCTGTACCCACTGTGGTTAGGCTTGACCCGTGGTGCTACATAAGCCTGGAAGCCAAAGTCTACACGCTGTGCCTCAAGCATAGCTAACAGTTCATCTGGTATGGGTAGGTGTACCTCAGCGCCACGCTTAGACTGTGTGATGTCAACACGCTGTGCATCAAAGTCAATGTCCTCCCACTTGAGTAGGCGCATGTCACCTATGCGTTGACCCCACTCGTATGCCATGTGTAGTATCAAGCCTATGCTACGCCAGCGCCACTCAGAGTATGCCGTAGTAAGGAAAGACTTGACGTCATCCTTGGCCCACTTAACTCTGCGAGGCTTCTCTGTCTTACGCTGTAGCTGTGACACAGGGTTAGCCAGTATAGCTTCGTGACGTATAGCTGTGTTGAGTACGATGCTCAGGCATGTAGCCATATAGTTAGCCGCAGATGGGCCATTGTTATCAGTCCACCTATCGTAGGCATACGTTACGTGCTTGAACCTGATGTCAGACAGCTTGATGTTACCTAACTCAGCGCCGTTCTGTACCTTGGTAGAACACACACGCTGTAGTGTACTGTCATACTTAGCCTGTACTGCACCCGATAGTTGAGCGAACTTAGAACTACGGGTGTACTGCGACACAGCATCACGTAGCTTAGTGTTAGGCTTAAGGTCTACCTTGTTGTGTCGCATTACAATCATCTCCTACCTCTCCAATCTATCCAGAGTTTAACACTATGACAATCTCCGTAGATAAAGTCAAGTAGCCAAACCAAGTTTAACTTATTATCACGCATCCTCTGTAGGTTTCTTGCTGCGATTGTCTGGTAACTGTGGCCTCCTAGCAACACGTTCACTAGGATGCTCATCGCCAGTGTCACTCGACACAGGTAGTTTACCAACCCAACCCGTGACATCATCATGCGGATCTTCCTCATTCATAATACTCCTGTCCCAACTCCAACAACTACAAGCGCAATTACTATCATAGCTGCACCTTTAAAAACGTGGAACATATAGATCCCCCTCTGCTTTGAGTGCGTCAATGTGGCGTAGCTCTTCACGGTGGAAGTCAGCCATCAAGTACTCACCCTCCCACTCATAGTCATCCACTGCCTTAGACACACGGTTATACTCCTCATTGATAGGGAGCAAGTGCTCTGCAATGAATAGGTCTCGTTCTTCCTGGGTCATAGTTATTCTCCTTTCTCGTAGTACCATGCGGTAGGATCATCAGGTAGTACGCATGGTTTCCAGTGGTTAGGATTACCATCATCATCTACAGTAGGACGGAAGTCAAACATATGTTTTAATGTGTATGCCTTATCACGCAGGTCACTGAGTTGTGTCATCCGCACATCCATCATCTCCAATGTATCATCTACCATGCTGTCCATACAGGTGTATACTTCCAGTAGTTTAAGTACTTCGTCACGGGTTAGTTCTGTTTTGATTGTCTTATTAGTCATTGTATTACTCTCCTATGAAGTAAGGCGGGGCCGAAGCCCCACTAAGTTAGCCAGCGAAGTGACGTACACGGCGTGAGCCTAGCTTGTTGAGTGTCTTCTCAAGGTACACGCTGCGCTTGCCAAGGTGCAAGGCTGTCATGCAAGAGCCACGCTGTACACCGTAGCGCTTCTTAGACTGACGCTTACGGGTCAGACCTTTGAAGCCTACAAGGTTGAAGCGGAAGCCTCGAGTGCCATCGTTGAGCGGTTTGGTTGCGATACATACGAACATATTATTTAGTCTCCAGTTGGTTGCGAATTTCTGATAGTAAGGATATTAGTTCTTTGTTGTTCTTCATCTTGGTGTCAGGTAAGATCTTCTCACACATAGAAAGGATCTTCAAGTTAAGTGCATTAGTCATAGCGTTATAATCCTAGTTGTTGCAATAGGTCTGCGTCTTCTTGCGTAAAGGTATCAGTATCTACCTTGGTGTAGTTACTATCCCAGTACTGTTCTTTATACAAGGGGTCAGCCCATGTCAAGGTCAACCCATAGGTAGCCTCACTGATGTAGCTATCGCCTAGCTCAAAGGAACCATACGTCATGTCTGTCTTAACTGCAACGAACCAACGTGCATACTTGTTAGACTTCTCTTTGTCGGGACGTTGGTAGGTCTTGAGTAAGCGCATCTCTGTCTCACCAAAGGGGCCATACCCTTTGAATACAGCGTATGGTTTATCTTGTGGGCGGGACTTACCTAGTAGGTTCTTAGTTGTCATTGTCTTTACCTCCATCAATTACAATTAGCTTAGCCTTGGGTTTCTTGGTAGGCCGTAGTAGGTCTAACCTATAAGCATAGAATGTCTCATAGTCAACCTCATCAAGTCTTACCATCGGACGGTCCGAGAGTAGATCGAACCAAGCCATAGGGTATGTACTCTCAAGTATACCTAGCATGAGCTTGCCACTATACTCAGAGGTGGTGGCAGTAATCAAGTGCCACTCACCATTTACGTTCTCGCATAGATAGCGAGTGTCTTCGTCTACTTCTGTCATCATAGTAAAGCCCTCATAGTTGTACCTTCATCAGAGTTAGTTGATAGCACAGCTATCTGTGCATTGTCAACAGTCTCTTCAGAGTGTTTATTTACGAAGCTACTATACTTGTATGGGTTGTACGTTACATCTGTGTACAACTCAGGTGAGTATGACATGTCTTCGTAGCCCATAAGCTCACCTCTAACGAAAGCATGTACGTTCTTCTTACGTTCACGCAGTACCCGTAAACGCCCAGCCTTACGCACTACAAACTTAGGATTGTATATGGTGACATCATTGGTGTGCTTGATCACACGCCCTGTATGGCAGTCACGCACACTGAATAGTTTTTTGTGCAGGTTGAAGTATACTTCTACTCTCATAGTTACTCTCCTTCTTTAGGTTGTGCATCTGATATAGCTGACATCCATGCAGTTATCAGTGGCATGTAATGAGCTTCAGTGTTAACGAACACAAAGCCAGATGTCAAGCCACCCATTCTCCACTTACCCTGCCAGCCTAGCTTATTGAGTAACAGCTGCGCTGCATGTGTGTGGTTACCTTCTACGTTCAAGCTGTGATCCCACCCAACAGTGTAGGTGGAACCTTTGTGACCGCTGGATGTCATAGCTTTGATGCGTGAACCCAGCGTGTTTGTTGCAGGTAGATATTTTGTGATGATAGTTTGCATAGTTACTCTCCCATAATTACTGCTGCTACATGATACTTAGAGACAGCATCACCAGTTGGCAAGGACTTATTCATGCCACCCTTCTCAGCTACATAGTTGCACCATGTATTCCACCAATACTCAGCGCCCTTGCGGCGGCATAGCTTGACGTAGCTGCGGATCTTAGAGCGGCGTAGCTCAGGCTTGACCTTCTTGTTCAAGAGTAGGGCAGTCTCTGGCAAGCCAAGCATACGGATGTTGTGCCTATCTAGGCAAGCCACCTCGAAGCCACACATTTGTGCAATGAAGCCAGCCTTCACCATACCGATAGACGGAATAGCCACAAACAAATCGACAGCCTCTTGCGCACCATCAATAGTGTCCTTGCCATACTGCTGAGCGATAGCGTTGATCTCTTGATGCAAGCGCTGGGCGTTAGCCTTAGCGTACTCTATGCCCAGCGCCTTGGTGGATGACACCCATTTAGATTGTACACCCTCAGCCCTGATAGACACACGTTGTTGTATGACACGGGAGAGGGGCATATTGATGGTGCATAAAGTAAATTCAACTATGTCATACAACCCATCAGGTGTAGACATGGCGTGTTGTGTGATTGTTGTGCAGTCACGTTGATACATTGTGAAGTCTCCTATAAGTTCTAGTCACGGACGGTCCGAGAGTAGAGTTTCAGCATTTATGTTAGCCTTAATGATAGCATCCATATCTTCTATGGCTTTGTCAATCTCATTTCTTTTGTACTTAACGCCACTAATCTCACCAGCCTTAGCCATCAGCTTAGACTTGGTCAGGTGACGGGCAGGCTTGAGGCCTATGCGTACCATCTTAAGCGCAGCCTTAACGAATATAGCCTGTACCTCAGGGCGCCCTGGGTTTTCAATAACGTATGCCATATGCTTATTCCTTTCTAGGTTTAGTCTCGGACGATCCGAGGGTAGAAACTGAATTGCCATCAATCTCTTGCGTATATATAGAAGACCCCATAGCAGAACGATTGTCAACACCCCATTTTGAGGTGCTGAACCATTGCGATGCGTGATGCCATAGATATTTATCGGGGCGCAGCCTCATACGTTTGCGCTTGGACATGTATCTCATAGCAAGCCCTGCCCTACCGCATAGCCAAAGAAATAGCCTAAGCCTATCAGGCATAGCACGTTGAGCGTCATTGTTACTTTGAAGATTAGATTATAGCGTTGTTCTCTTTTGCGTGTCATTACGTTGTCCCTTTGTGGTTTAGTGTCGGACGGTCCGAGGGTAGAAACTGAAAAGCAAAGAGGCTCCCCGAAGGAAGCCCCTGCCCTGCCCCGCTTAGGCTGAGGCCTTCGCTGCGGCGTTGAATGCCTTGCGGAATGCGGCGACACTGATACCAGCTTCGCTGAGCTTCTGCATGACCTCTTGAGCCATTGCCTCAGGTGTCACTTGCTCAGGCTGTGCCTCTGTAGGCTTGCCCTTGCCCTTGGATGTATTGCCAGCGGCGCTTGCTTTCTTGACCCGCTTCCGAACCGCTGAGGCACCGAGGGAGTTAAGCTCACCGTTTTTGTTTAGCTTTGCTACCTTGTCCCAATTGGAGGCAACAAACATGGCGTCATTACGATCCTGCATAGAGCGCTTACCTAAAGGTGTGGCTTTGATAGCGGCACCGTATTGTTTGTCTGATTTGTATACGCTGCGGAGTGTGAGCAGCCATTCGCCAATGTCACGGGTTTGCAAGAGCACAAGCTCAGCCGTGTCATCCCGCTTGTCAAACATGTGAGCTACATGATCACAGGCTTGGCTGAATGAGTGTGTCTGACCGTCGAATGTGACCGTTGTGTCGATATGTGTTTTTGCGATTGCGTTTGTCATTGGGTAGATCCTTTCGGGTTGTGGCTTGATTGCCGGTTGATGACATTATTTCTGAACGATAACGCCGAGAGTGTCAAACACTTTTTTTACCCTTTAGGGTAGATCTTAGTTTCGGACGGTCCGAGGGTAGGGATTAGGGCAAAACGAATCACTTGGAGGGAGTGGAACGAATCAGCAAAACTGCCTCGTGTGATGCCTGCGTGATGCGCCTGAGTGCCTGCATGATGTGGCTGCCTGAGCGTTAGGCGTATGCGTGATGCGTTAGGGGTGGGGGTGTACTTGTGTGCGAGTGCTACAGGGGGGTAGGGGTATTACATGCATGAATGCCTGCATTGCGCACGCTCGCCTGTAAGCCCGTGAAAACATGGGAAAAACCCCTGCGTGACATACTCAATAACTATAAAAAGCATTACATTCCAAGGACATAGCCTCGCATGATGCCCACAAACGCACCTACCCTTGCGTGAGTAGGGGGCGCATGGGCCACCCCACCCCTATACGTTACGTATATATGTACTCTGCAACACACGGGGATTTTGAAACGACCTATATGTACCCCTACACGCACAACCTCTCCCGTATACCGCTCTAAAGAAGGACGTTATATTGTAACACTAGTATATGTGTGCTTTTATTGCAACACTTCTGAACTATTTAGCCTCGACTACAAGTTTATCGGCTTGACAAGCTCCCCTGTTTTATGTATAACTTGGGGAGTATAGGGGGTAAGGGGGTTATAGTTAAACTATTTAGTAATAAAACTTAGATATAGTATAACTATAGTAGTTTGAACTTAAGAAAATAGCTTGACACAATAGTTAAACTATACTATCATTACTTAATAAGTAGTTTAAACTTAGATATAGTATAACTACCTTATAATATAACTACATATAAAGTAATATATGGTAGTTAGAACTACATAGTTATACTATAACACTTGTAACTATTATCACTTGTAGCGTAATAAAGTACTTGACTCCTATGAAAAAACAAGTAAAACTATATGCATCAGAGGATGTGTTAACTGAGTTCTATTTAGCTTTAGCTGACAATGACTCCCGTAGATTACGTCAAGTACACATACCTAAGTCTGACGTATTCTATGTCCGTACTGCTATTCATAACGATACAGGTGTGTGGTACACACTTGATCACGTAGAACGAGCGATGTACTTAGAGGGTCACTTGAGTCGTAATGAAGTGTTAGACCCAGATAGAGAGCGAGAGTATTGCCGTGGCTAAGACAGTGTTAGACGATTGGAAGGTACTACCCAGGCTTATGATGCTTGCGGTTACTGTATTGACTTACCAAGCAGTACATTGGTTTATGTCACTACCAGATCCAAGCGTAGCACAGTCAGGCCTTGTATCAGTCTGTATGGGTGCTTTAACTGGTTGCTTCGGCATCTGGATGGGCAAAGAGTCTAAGACTACTGTAACCCCTACACGTGTAGTACACGAGGAGAGTTATAACAAATGATAGGTCAGATTATAGGTGCAGTCGGTGGCTTAGCTTCTACTTATCTTGATGGTAAGGTAGCAGTCTCTAAAGCTAATGCAGAGATACGAGTTAAGCAAGCTACTGGTGAGCTTGACTGGGATATAGCTGCAATGGACAGCACCAAGAATAGCTGGAAGGATGAGTGGATTACTTTACTATTTAGTATCCCTCTTATCTTAGCTTTCTGTGGTGAGTGGGGTAACTCTATTGTACAGGCTGGCTTTACTGCCTTAGAGTCTATGCCTACGTGGTATCAGTACTCCTTAGGTGGTATCGTTAGTGCTAGCATTGGTATGAGATCCGTATCTAAGTTTTTCACAGGGAAGAAGTAATGGCATTTAAACTATCAAGTCGTAGCTTAGCTAAGATGGAAGGCGTAGATGAAAGCCTTGTGTCTGTAGTCAAACGAGCTATTGAACTAACCAAGGTAGACTTCGGTGTAGTGTACGGTATGCGTACAGTAGAAGAGCAAGAGAAGCTTGTAGCTGCAGGTAAGTCCCAGACTATGAAGTCTAAACACCTAGAAGGACGTGCAGTAGACCTTATGGCTTACGTGGATGGCAAGGGCTGCTGGGAGTTGAACGTATACGATGACCTCTGTGATGCAATGAAAGAGGCAGCTAAGGAACTTGGTGTAGCTATCAAGTGGGGTGCAGCTTGGTCAGAGGGTGACATTCGTAGTTACCCAAGCTCAGCTGAAGATGCTATGATGGCTTATGTAGATTTACGCCGTAGTCAAGGGCGCAGACCCTTTATTGACGGCCCTCATTTTGAGTTGATGTGATATGGCTACAACTAAAGACGTAGAGCGTTTACCTAGTGGTAAGTTGAAGTACCGGGGTGAGACATACCCTGGTTACAACAAACCTAAGAAGACTCCAGGTGGGTCTAAGAAGAGTGCTGTCTTAGCTAAGAAGGGTGACCAAGTAAAGGTTGTACGGTTCGGTGACCCTAACATGTCTATTAAGAAGGACAACCCAGAGCGCCGTAAGAACTTCAGAGCTAGACACAGTTGTGATACAGCTACAGATAAGTTCACTGCACGTTACTGGTCCTGTAAGGCTTGGTAGTATGTGGTTGGCTATAGTAATGATATGTACTCAGCCTGATGTTTCTTCTTGTCAAGTTACGGCAAAGAATGATAAGCTTTTTACTAGTGAGCAATCCTGTAAGATAGAAGCTAAAACAGTGTCTGACTTGGTAGCAAGTAGAGGTGCTTACTCTAAGTGGGGGTGCTTTAAGATAGGAGAGGAAGCCTAATGGCTAAGTCAACAGTAAATGCAGCAGGTAACTACACTAAGCCTACCATGCGTAAGAACCTCGTAGCTAAAGTAAAGGCTGGCAGTAAGGGTGGTAAGCCCGGTCAGTGGTCAGCACGTAAGGCTCAGATGGTAGCTAAGCAGTATAAAGCTAAGGGTGGAGGATACAAGTAATGAAGGGCGTTAAGCATTACCTTAGGGATGGTACTCTCTACACAGGTAAAACTCACAAGCATTCAGATGGCACTGTTATGACAGGCGCTCGTATGTCTAAGACAGCTAAGAAGCTTTATCACTACAAAGATCTGAGTAAAACAGCAAAGGCTAAAGCAGATGGCGCTAGCAAAAAGTCAAAAAAGTCTTAAGAAGTGGGGCAACGAGAAGTGGGGTACTAAGTCAGGTAAGCCCTCTACTCAAGGTAAGAAAGCTACAGGTGAGCGTTACCTCCCTAAGAAAGCTAGGGATGCCTTATCTCCTGCAGAGTATAAAGCTACAAGTGCAGCCAAGCGTAAAGGTACTAAGGCAGGTAAACAATTTGTAGCCCAGCCAAAGAAGATAGCTAAGAAGACAGCTAAGTATAGAACTTAACCTACAAAGGATTACGATTATGATGAACAAAGGTATGAAGGCTCTTAAGAAAGAAGCACCTGAAGTAGCTAAGAAGATGGGTTACATGAAGGGTGGTATGACTAAGAAGAAGATGGGCTACAACAAGGGTGGCATGTGTGGTGCTTCGATGCCAGCAGAACGTCCTATGAAGAAGACTACCTAATGAAGTATTACCACAAGTATAAAGAAGCCCTTGAGGCTGCTGGCTACACTGTAGATGAGCACGGGTACGTTTGGGACGCTATGGGAAACCAGTCTGCAGGTGAAGACAACTACGGTAACGTGCAGAGCAAAGACTCTAATGTTACTGAAATCTGTCGTACAGCTGATGCTTCACCTTCACCTAAAGCGAAACCCGCTAAAAAGAAAGCTAAGAAGGTAGAGGTAAAACAGGATAAAACTCTTGAAGTGGTGCGAGCACGTGATGCGGATGGACATTTCATTGCTGATGACCCCAGTACTCCTGATGTGAATGAAGCTTGGGTAGTTAAAACGGCTAAGAAGGTTATTAAAAAGTAATGTCTAACTCCTCAACAGTCAAGTACGTTACGAAGTCTGTGGATGTTTCATCTACTAGCTCATCATCCCCTGATGACTTGTATGTATGCCCTAACAACTTTGTATGCTTAGTTAAGTTCCTACACTTATCTAACAGTACAGCTAACAACAAAAAGATTAGCGTGTACTGGTATGAGGCTGCTACGACTACGCATCACTACATTGTAGACCACTTTGCATCTCCCGCTAATACTATGGAGGAAGTAGTGCAGGGCGGTGCTTATATTGCGTTGATGCCAGGAGATAAGCTACAATGCTTTGCTGAGACAGCAGGGACTCATCACGTTACTATGTCAGGTGAAGAGATTTATACTCCTATATCATAACGGGTATTCCAACATAGCAGTTCTATATTAGACTGTTTTGTAGTATAACTGTACATGCCAAGAACGGCATAACACAGGAGACTACATAATGTACTTAACATACGACTACCCAAGCCAGTTTAAAATTGCAGTAACTACCTCAATCAAACGTACCTTTAAAGCAGTGACTAAGTTCCTTGCT